CAAGAACTATTACCCGTGTATTCAAATCTACTTGAGGAGCGGCTAAACCTATACCATTACTACTTTTTCGTATTTTTTGCATACGATATACTAATTCACCGGCATCCATAAGTGAATTTTCAAAATCCCAAGGCTCTGCTACTTTATACAGTGCTGGGTGTGGGTCATATACTAATTTCATGATATCATCCTACTAAAATTGTTTTGCTTTTGAAATACTAAACTATGCTCAAAGCGATCCACTGGAATATCAGGTTTATGTGATACTAAAAATACATTCTCGTCTGATAACGATTTCAGTATCTTGAGGAATTCATCCGTGCCGTTTGCATCTAATGAAGAATCAAATATCTCATCCAATATCAATAGATTCGTATTGGTAGAGTTTTTCATCTTTGCTATCTGTCGCCAAGTAAATAAAAGGGCCAAGTCAATCCGCATCTTCTCACCTTCACTAAAATTTGCATAAGAAAACTCATCACGATACCGAGAGCGGATTGTCTCATTGAACTCCTCGTCCAATTCAAACTTAACCTGGAACTCCAACTTACTCAGATACATATTGATAAAGTCATTCATCACCGGAAGGTACTTCCTGACTATCTTCGTTTTTATACCAGAGTCCTGCAACAGTTGTTTAGCTATTATATAATAATTCTGGTCAGTTGTCAAGTTATTTTTCTCTTTTTCTACAACTTTTCTATCTTCATTATATATCTTCAACTTGGTTTTATCTTCTGCCAACTCGGTGTCTATATTAGAAATGTTTTCCATTTCAGATATCAACTCATCATTAAACTTTTTCAAGGCTTCCATAGATGTGCGTTTCTTTGCTGTATCTACTTCTATGTTATCATATAACCTTTCACGGGCATCCATCTCACTTAACCTATCATCCATCTTTATAAGAGCACAAGACATTTCAACCATCTTATCATTTCGTTTTTCTATTTCTTTATGTTTAAAATGAGACTCTATATCCTGACCACAAGTAGGACAATCATCATTATCCTCAAACCATTTTATTTCTGATTTCATTCTATTTGAAGTGTTAGTTAATTTACCACAAACATTAACAAACTCTGATTGGTCATTCTTAAACGCTTGATGCTTAGGTAATACATTTTCAGTCCAGTCATCCACTTCATCAGATAACTTTTGTATCTCACCAGAGTTTTTTGTAATCTTCTTTTCCATTGCTTTTTTAGATGTCTTACTCTTTTCTCGTATCTTACTTATATGATCCGATGTCATCGAGATTTTAGTATCTAACAAATCAAATTCGTGTGTCAATTCCGTCTGTCTTTCCTTCAACGCCTTTGCTTTCTGTTTCAGTATCCAATTCATCAAAGAAAATATTTTGATGTCTAATATCTCCTCTACAACTTCACGGCGTGCTTTAGCAGTGAGTTGCATAAACGGAACAAACGATGACGAACCCAACATAACTACCTGTGTAAAGGACCGATAGTTTAGTTTCAGTATATTGGTTTCAAGATGCTTTTGGTAATCTCTACTTGATGCGTCTTGGTTGTGCATTTTATCATTTACATAGATTTCAAACCGTGTTGGTTTGATACCTCGAATAATACGATACTTCTTTTTACCAATACTAAAATACACCTCAACAAGACAACCACGTTCATTTACGCTATTGACTAACTGGTCTTTCTTTATACCTCGAAAACCTTTCCCAAATAGCCCAAAGGTCAGGGCATCTAACATTGTAGATTTACCTGACCCATTTTCTCCCGTGACGAGAGTGGTGGAGTATTTGTTTAGTATGACTTCGGTGGGGGTGTTTCCGGTGCTGAGAAAGTTCTTCCAGTTTACTTTTTCAAATACAATCATACTTCCTCATTTGCCTCTACATATAAAGTTTTCAAAAGATTATTCAATTTCTTTTTATCCAATCCCTGACTATCAATCTCATCCACATATCTCTGTAGCAAACTAATAGTATCTTCCATTTCTTCAAAATGTTCTTCTGTTAGGTTTTCGTGGTCAAGGTCACTGAAGTCCTCAACTATTCTCAATTCGTGAAAGTTGCCTTCACTGTAGCAACGGTCAACAAACCTATCAAAGGTATAGAAATCGTCCTTCTTTACAACGAATAACTTTACATAAGTTTTTTCAAATTCAGCGATATCCAAATTGAGCATATCGTAATTATCATCATAGAATATTTTTTTGAATAGTTTATTTGGATTCTGATGAAATTCCAACTCTCTTGTTTCTGTATCTAAGATATGAAACCCCTTGGCACTAGCGTAATCTGACCAAGTTATCTCGTATGGTGATCCTAAATATCGTATCTGTCCGTCATCTTGCTGTTGATGAAAATGTCCAGAAAATACTCTTTCATACCCTTTGAATATGTCTCTGGAGATTCCATCTTCACAATAAAACCCTGGGATCATTTCACTACCGTTTAGGGGTAGGTGTCCGAAAGCAAATTGAGCTTTAGATTTTTGTATTCTACGAATGCTATCGGTATATCTTTCAGGACATATCCAAGGTATCATCAATATATCAAGCCCATCAAAGTTTACAATCTCTGGCGTGTCTTTATATAAGTGTATAGGATATTCTCCTAGAGTCAATCCTACAGAATTAACATCATTGTTATTCTTGAAATAACAATCGTGATTACCTAACATCATATGTAAGTCAACACCCATTTCATATATGGGGTTAAAGAACATTTCTTTCGCTAGTTTAAGAGTATGAAAATTAGTATACCGCCTGCGGTCAAAGCAATCGCCAAGATGAACCACCGCATTAATCTTTTCCCTTCTACAAATTGGGAAAAAAGCGTCCTCGTAGAACTGTCGTTGGAAGGACGCAAATTGAATATTATCATTTTTTGCTCCAAAATGTGTATCCGTTATTAATGCTATCTTCAATCTGGATCATCCGAAAAACTATATTTCTCTAGGAACTCGTTATATTGCTGTTGATACAATGACGCCTCATCGTGGTCTTGCACGACAATCATTTCTTCTATATTAGAGCGTTTCAATAGTTTATCTTTTATTTTAGATTGTTTCTTTTCTTTTGTTATTCTACGAATAAATGCGAAATAAATTATCTGCGTGAAATAAGCAAACGGATTGTTTGACTTCTCTGGATTGAAATTATTTATATACTGCAAACAATTCTCAATACCGTCTGATATCATTTCTTCTTTATAGGTATAGTTGATGAAATTGGGTCTATACGATAAGTGGTTTGCTATCTTTAGAAAACACTCTCCAATATAGTTAGGAACCCTTGGCTTGGGTTCTCCTGCTGCCTCTGCATCGCTTACCATCTGTTTGAATTCCACCATTGCAGCGAGGAACTCCTTGTTATTCACATAGTGCGGTTTCTTCTTCTTCTCGGCTAGTGTGGCCATAGGGAAATCTCCTACCCCACATAATCACCGAATAAACCTGTGATAACTTCTATTGCATCATCAAGGGTATCTAAACGCCAAGCGGCATTACATTCGATTAGTGGGTGATCCATTATTTGTTTATCGTCCGAAACAACTATCAATGGTTTTTTCAAACCAATACTCCAACCTATCTCTATGATAGTCCCAATACTGGGCCTTCTGTCATTCATCTCTTTGGGAAGATAAGCTAACACTAAATCACTGGACTCTGTATCAAGCCAATTCTTGGCGTTGATAGCACGAGGATCACTCCACATCTTATCAACAGCTCCTGGTGATGTATAAGTCATACCCTTCTCAATAGGTTCACACCTCAAAGGGGATATGCCCTCAATACGATATGGCAACTGTTGACAGACATAATCTCGCCATGTAGTTGCTTCATCTTCTGTTAGTCCCGCGATGGGTCCTGCTAAATATACAAACTTCCTACTCATTATAAATAACCTTTTTTGTTTCAGTCATCTATTATTATATAAGGTTTATTCTAACTTGTCAAGTTCATTCTCAATTAAAGCTTGCACGAATGCTTTAGGTGATATTTCGTTATTTACTGCCGCAATAATAAACTCTGCCATTTGTATTTCTTTTTCAATCCAATACTTTTTTCTTTTCAAATCTTCTAATTGAATTTCATAACCTGCCAGTTCTTTTTGCTTCCGAACTTTATTTTCAATTATATCCGTAATACTTACAATATTTTTGCTAAAACCACTTGACATTCAATTTACCTCATGGTATAATGTAGTGTGTAGGGTGTATTCCAAATTAATGAAGTTTATCTTTATTAGAAGGACGGAAATACAATACATTAGTATCCTTATCAAATCTATCATCATCTTCAGTAATCTTACCAAGTGCAGATTGAAGCTCAGTTAAGTCAGCTTCATCACTACTGAGTTCAGCAACTGCTTCTTGGAGATGTTTCATCTTCTCTAAGGCTTCTTCTTCAGTCTGTATTTGACTCTGTTCTTCTATCATTAGTTTACTAACAAGATGTTTATAATAGAATCTTACTTCTGGAGCTAGATTACCCATACTGAGAATACGCTTCTTAAATATAACAAACTCTTTATCATTAGTAAAGTTCATCCACCGGCCGAACCCAGTATGGTCAACCATTTGCTGAGCATCTTGATCAAAATGTTGAGTGGTTTTAACTGCGAAAGGTCTTTCTACAGTCAAGGCATCAGCATATTCTTCTACGACTTTGCATATAACATCTGCACCGTCTACAAGTTTAAGGACTTTATATTCGTTGTTCTCTGCTGGATCCATATAGATTATTTATATTCTTTGAGTTTCACGGGAATGATGTCGTAGTCAAAACCCTGCTCATTATAGATATCAATTCTTTCTTTCAAATGCTTTAGAGTATAATTTGCTTTATTGCCCCTAGACATATCATCAGCGATATCAAAGATTTTCAACTCATCTTTATCGTCTGCTACTCTCAGTCCACGACCTATAGACTGTAATACCTTTATCTGGCTCTTGTAAGGAGATGCAAATATAATGTTGTGCAATCTCTTTATATTGATGCCTGTTGAGAATACGCCATACGATGCAAGTATAATAGCATTCTTTCCCTTCTCTACATATCCTCTAACTAACTCACGGTCCTCTGTGGGTGTCTTACCGTATACCAAATATACATCCCTATCACTGGCCTTTAATAATTCTTGTAACCGTTGTAGTTGTACAATATACCGACAGAGAATTAAAGTATTGCCTTCCTCTGTATTTGCTAGTTTAAATATGAATTCGTTTCTTGGTTCATATTGAGATAGAAAGTCTATCTCCGCTTGATACTCTCTTGGTATTCTTTGTTGTTTTATATGTTCCATAACCAAACAGTGGATATGGAGATTAGATAACTGTTTATCTTCTATCAGTTGGGAAGTTGTTGTCACCTGTTCGTGTACAGAAAACAAACCCTCTAGTATTAAACGATGGACCTCTGTGCCATCCAATGTTCCTGTAGTACCTATACGATATTTACAGTCGTGCATCTTATTCATAATGCCTGTTAGAGATTTTGCTTTGGCGAGATGTGCCTCGTCTACAAACACAGCACCAAACTGTTTGAAATAACTTTTAGGCATTCTGTAGATAGACTGCCAGGTAGATATAACTACTTCTTTATTTGTATTCTTATCATTACCAGAATATAGTTTATGGCAATGCTCATCAGGAAACCAACCATAGTCATCAAAATCATTATATAGTTGTTCTACTAGGCCTGTAGTAGGTACAATACATAAAACCTTCTTGTCGGTAAACATATCGACATAGTATCGGGTCAACGCATATATTATAAGTGACTTACCACTACCGGTAGGAGAGAGTATGAGGCCACGATTAGTGTTAATGATATGATGAATAGCATTTATCTGATAAGGTCTAGCCTTGATTCCTGTTTTTAGTTTGTTGACAAATTTTCTTACTAATGACTTATCTATTCCATTCTCGGCATCTATTGATCCGATGACATTGATTTTGTATCCTTGTTTCTCGCAAAACTTTTTGACATAAGGAAATAGTCCCAGGTATATTTTACCAGTAGCAGGAGAGAATAGATGAACACGACCGGACCATATACGATTTTGTACCGCCCGCATATATCTTGCATTCGGTACTTCAAATGAGAAGAACTCATATAGTTCTTTAGCAATGCTAGGTTCGCATTGTATTCGGAGATAAATTTCATTGAACTTCTCAATATTGATTTCCATTATTCACCGTGTAAAAACATCTTCCATTTTATAGCATTATTTATAGTAAACGACCTATTTGTAATTTGCTGTAGTGTACGGTTTGTATAGTCAACCATACTTTTCAAATAGGCCTCTTTCTGACTCAACAACTGAAAGTCCTCATCAGCCTCTATATACATCTGTACATCATTTTTCAATACTTTCAAGTCAAACGGTTTATCCGCATATATTTCTGCGGGTGCCTTACCAGTATAGTATTCCCATTTATCTCTGTACATAGTTTTCCTATCATCTTCAGCCTTCTTGAGCTGTAGGGTGAACTGTGTATAGAAATTTAAATACTTACTGTGTAGTTGTGGAGTCCGAATGGCCTCCAAGTCTAACTCGGTATCATCTATTTTTAAATCAACATCTACTAACGCTTGTAACTCACTAAATTGCATAATATCTCCAAAAAAGAGAGGACAGATGATCCTCCCACCCGCGTCAAACATATATTGCTATATATTGTACACCTTTAAATAGCTAACAAACTTTTCGGGCTGTATCAATCTGTCCTCTCAATTTTATTTATAAAGACTTGAAGTCGTAATACATATAGGCCCACGAAACATCACAGGTTAGATAAGTAACATCTGTCTCTGTCTGAGTATACTCCAAACCACCCAATTGAACTGGCCAGGCTTCATATAACCGTAATCTTACTACAGGATTGTTTTTACTACTTAATACGGTAATCATTAAATCATCATATAGTTCACGGTCACCCAGTCGTTGCATCCCACCACTATCCCTTCGTTCTTGACTTCTAAACTGAGCATGATTATCAGGAAAACCTATATTAATCATCCAGTCATATATTTCCCGATAGTTTTCAAGTTTTTCATCAACC